TTGCGATAATCCGCGAGGGAATCTTCGGCGCCCAGGCCTGATCCGACCCGCCACACCTTCGACATCCAGTTCTCGAAGTCCACATCATGGGTGACGCCGCGCTCCAGTGTGATCGCCTCGAACTTCGCCTGACCCGGGGACTTCCGAACCGTCGACGGATCACCGCCTTCGCGGTGCTCGACCACTTCCAGCGTTTTCTTCAGTGCGCTAACCTTGCTGACGCCTGCCACGAAACGGCCATCCCACTTCACACGAAATTTGTAGTTCTTGTAGGGGTCGAAGCGCTGAGCGTTTACAGTGAACATCGGCATAGTGGTCTCCTGGGTCTATTGGCCCGCAATTTGACGAATGCGCAGCACCACGAACTCCGCAGGCTTAACGGGCGCAAATCCAATGCGGACATAGACGATACCGGCATCGATGTCGGCCTGGGTCGTGGTGTCGGAGTCGCACTTGACGAAATAGGCGTCCTGGGGATCGGTTCCTGCAAATGCGCCCTGACGAAAGAGCTGGTGCATGAAGCCTTCGATGTTGAGCCGCAACTGCGACCAGAGCGCCTCGTCATTACCCTCGAACACCGCCCAGCGTGTGCCGCGCAGCAACGATTGCTGCAGGAAACTCGCGAGGCGCCGGACGGGCATGTACTTCCATTCGCTGGCACGGCGGTCATCGCCGAAGAGCGTCCGCGCCCCCCACAGTACGCGGCCGGTGCTGGGCCATGCACGGGTGCAGTTGATGCCTTCGCGGTTCAGCGTGCCCTGCTCGCCGTCGCTCAGCGGCACGGACACATCCAGCATGCCCGCGAGCGTTGCATCCGTGCCGGCTGCCGCCTTCCACACCCCCCGGTTGGCATCGGTCCGGGCGATCACACCCGCTGCCGCTCCACAGGGCGCGAAGGGGCGTAGACGATTCTCCTGCAACGGATCGGCAGCGACAAGGTTCGGGAAGTATTGGGCACCGTATGGGGATCTCAGGCCGCTGATCCAGCCCGCCGGGTCAGCCAGGTCGGCATTCACGTCATCGAAAGTCGACCACGAGGGCGGCGGATCAATGATCGCCATCGCCCCGCGTGCTCGGCACCAGGGCAGCGCCGTTCCGCTCCAGAAGCTCGCCCGGCCCGATTCTGACACCACGTCGACCGTGGCGGGAAACGGCGCACAGACCAGGTTCACCACATCGACGTCGTCGAGCGCATGGAGGCCCGAGCGAGCAGCAGCGCTGCCCTCATAGGCGGTGATCGGTGGCTCACTCCCGTCGCTGCCGTTCGACAGGGTCACGACGACCTCGTTGGACGGCAGTACCGCCGGTTCCTGAGTGATCCTGACCAGGCTGGACCGTGCGGCCAGGACCTCAGCCGCCGAGTTTGCCGCGCCCGTACCCAGGATTAGGTTGTTGAAGGTCTCTCTCAGCTGTTCACGTCCGCTGCTATCGACAAGCCGCGCGGTTAGCGAGAACGCCGTCCCGCCGGGGTCGGGAGTTAAGGTGACCTCGATGCCGTCGCCCCAGGTTCCCGGGTCCGCCGCCTGAAATGTAAAGTGCGGCATCGGGGCGGAGGCCTCCCCGCCCGAGAAACCGACCACGGTATGCGGATCCGCTGTCTCAGCCGGGCGGGTACCCGGCGCAGCTTCCAAACGGGCCAATGGGATCGCGGGCGTGGTTGCGGCCGTTGCCGCGGCAAGATCGGCAACCGGGGTCCCGCCGAGGGTCAGGTCGACTGATAGCGTGTAGGACACCGCTCCATCGGTCAGGACCGTGTCGCTGGCGTCCTCGGCCGAGATTGTCAGTGTGAAGGCATCGGGCGCGACACCGTGGGTCACCTGCACCCGCAGGTGGTCAAAGCCGGACAGGGCCGCGGCTTCCGCGCTCGGCAGGATCTCCATGCCATCAACCGTCGGCCATGTTACGGCTGCCCCCGCGATGTGCGGCGCCGACGTTGCGTCCGGTCGGCTGGCGACCGTGCCGCCGGTCACCCGTGCTAGCGGGACAGCCGGTGTCGTCGATGTCGTCGCCGCCTCGATGGCAGCGACCGGGTCCCCGCCAAGCGTCAGGTTGACCGAGAGCGCATAGTCGACCGGCGTCCCGCTGGTATCCTGAAGCGTCGTGTTGCTGGCGTCCTCGGCCGAGATCGTCAGCGTGAAGGCATCGGCCGCGCCGCCGTGAATCACCTGCACCCGCAGGTGATCGAATCCGGGCAGTGCCGCCGCCTGCGGCGCCGGCTCAACCACAAGCGCCAGGGCTCCGGTTGCCTGGGACGCCGTCGCGGCATCCACGACCCGAACGATGATCGCCGTGCGCCCGCCGTTCTGGAAGAAATGGCGCACCACATGACCAAGATCGCTGCGGGACCAGAGGCCGCCGAAGATGCGCTCGTAGTCGCCGAAATTGTCGATGCGGACCGCCTCGTCCGCCGGCCCGCGCCGAGTGCGTCCGATAAATGCAGTGACCGACGTGGACACGCCGACGATGCTTCGTGCGCCGCTCGGCTCCTCTTCGATATAGACTCCGGGCGCTGTGAGAACGGTAGGCATGGGTGCTCCCCTAGGCAGCCGCGCGTGTAATCTGCTGGAACTGTAGGATCACGAACTCCGCGGGTTTCAGCGGTCGAAAGCCGACGATCACATTGACGATACCGCGGTCCTGGTCGCCCGGCGGCGTCGTCTCAGCATCGCACTTCACGAAATAGGCTTGTTGCTGCTCCGCGCCCTGGAATGCGCCACGGCGGAACAGTTGCTGCATAAACCCTTCGATCGAGAGCCGCAACTGCGACCAGAGTGCCGCGTCGTTCGGCTCGAATACCGCCCAGCGCGTGCCGTTGCTAAGGCTTTCCTCAATATAAAGCGCCAGACGCCGAACCGGGATGTACTTCCACTCCGACGCCAGAATATCGGCGCCGCGCGCTGTCCGCCCGCCCCAGACCACCGGACCGGCCGCCCCGAGCCGACGCAGCGCATTGATCCCGGCCGGGTTCAGGACACCGATCTGATCGTCGGTCAGCAGCAGCCGAGCATTCGCATCCGCCAGCGTGGTTGAGAAGCCGTCAACGCCACGCAGACCTGCTTCCTGTCCGGCTGGGGCCTTCCAGATGCCGCGTGCGCCGTCGGTCCGAGCGATCACTCCCGCGACCGCTCCGCAGGGCGCAAAGCTCGCCGGTCTGCCATCAGCCAGCGGGTCCGGCATGACCAACAGCGGGTAATAGATCGCCGCGTTCCGGGTTGTCAAGCTCTCCAGACCCAAGCGCGCAGCGGCGTTGCCAGGTGCGCCCCAGGTCGAAGGCGGATCGACAATCAGCATGGTGAAGCGGCTGTTGCAATAGCTGGCGGCGGCTTTCCAGGTCTGCGTAAACATGTCTGTAGTCCGCGCAGGGGGCGGCAGGCAAAGCATATTCACGGTGTTGACGGAATCGAGCGCATAGAGGCCGCGGCGCTGAGACCGGAAGGTCGTGTCGGAGGGATTGTCGTAATCCCTCGCGGACAGCGTCGAACCATCGCTACCCCCCGTCAGCGGGGCATTGCTAACAGTGTTCGGGCGGCGGTCTGACGGGGTCGCCACCCTCAGAAGCTGTGATCCCTGCTCCAGCACCCGCCCCACCCAGCGCGCGTGGGCCTGATCTGCCGAGACGTTGATGAACGTCTCGCTGGCCACATCGCTGTTGGGGTCGCTCGGATCGTCCGGATCGACCTCGCGCACCGAAAGGTTGAAGACCGTCGTGGCTTCGTTGACGCCCAGAGTCTCCGGCGCCGGGTCGCTGACGCTCACGCGCAGATTGCGCCCCCAGATCCCGCCGCTGGCCGCCTGGAACGAGAAATTCACAGATGTTCCGCCGGTCGTCGCCAGATCCACCGTTGCCGACCTCGCGCCCGGTGCCAAGCGTACAATCACCGCTTCGGACCCGCCATTCAGGAAGTAGTGGTAGACCGCATAGCTCATCGGGCTTTCGGCCCAAAGGCCCCCAAACTTCCGCGCGAAGTCGTCAAAGGAGAAGCAACGGGTCGCGCGATTAGACGGTCCGCGAAGTGCTCGTCCGAGAAATGCAGTCACAGACGTGGATACGCCGGTTATCGTGCGGACGGCTGACGGAAGTTCCTGTATTTGGACGCCAGGATAGGGCAAGATTGTAGGCATCTGCGTCCCCTAAGCAAACGAGCTAAGAAGCCGTTGAAAATACCCTCGTCGAGCGAGCCGCCGCAGCGAAAGAGTGATCATAGAGATCTGATTCATGGCTTTGCTACTGCGTTTCAAATTCATGAGTACGCTTTCTCAAACCACGTATTCACTGACGGGCAGAGTTTTTCAACGTCTTTTAAACCAGTTTATTTAAAATAATGCCGAAAGGTAAAAGA